TATCCAGATTCCGTGTCGGGTACACCGGCCATTTACACCATTGAAGGGACGACGATCAGAATTCGCCCGGCGACGGACGACGAGCTGGAATTTACGTACTATCAGAAAACGCCAGCGCTTGCTACCAAACTGAATTGGCTCTTTCAAAACCACCCGGACTTGTATCTGTTCGGATCGCTTGTCGAGGCCGAGGTGTTCAACAAAGACCCTGAACGAGCCGCAGTGTGGAAGGGACGGCGTGACGAACTGTTCGATGAAATCATCAAGCAGGATTTCAATGAGCGCCCGTCCATGGCTGTTTATCACACCGGGGCGACACCGTAATGCCGTTGATGCAGCTTGGTGAATACAAGCCAGATGTGTCGGACTACGAAAGTCAAACGACGAAGAATATCCTGAACGTCGTCCCGCGTGCTGATGGTTATGGTCCGTTTAATAGCTCTACGGCATATTCATCCGCTATTGGCTCCGCCGTTCGCGGCGGCTTTATTGCGTACAAAACGGACGGTTCTGTTGCAATCTTCGCGGGAACAGATACGCGGCTCTACAAGATGAACAACACGGACGGAACATGGAATGATGTGTCGTTAGGAGGGTCTGCTTATTCAGCCCTGTCGGCTGGCACGCTATGGCAGTTCCGCCAATTCGGAAACTACGTGATAGCCGTTCAGGCGAATGTTGTCCCGCAAGTGTTCGATCTTACTTCTTCTTCCGCGTTTGCGGTTCTTGGAGGCTCCCCGCCGCAAGCTGCCTATATCGAGATTGTCGGGCGGTTCGTCGTTCTTTCGGGGTTGCCCGCATATCCGTACCGCATCCAGTGGTCCGGGCTGAATGCCGTAACGACGTGGGACGGGACCAATCTTTCTGACTATCAGGATTTGCCGGACGGCGGGATTGTACGAGGTGTCGCCGGTGGCGAGAACGGCGTAATCTTTCAGGATCAGGCGATACGCCGCATGAACTATGTCGGATCACCTCTGACATTCCAGATAGAACGCATCGCGCAAGACAAGGGTATCTTCGCGCCGTACTCGATTATCAGAGGCGGGGACAGGACGTTTTATCATTCCGTGCAAGGTTTTTATGTGATCGAGCCGGGCGCATATCCGAAAGAGATTGGGCGCGAACGGGTTGACCGAACTTTTCTTTCCGAGGTTGACAAGAGCAACTTGCACCTGTTTTCCGGCGTGTCTGATCCTCGCGGCTCGCGTATTTTTTGGTCATACAAGTCAACATCAGGTGTGACCGGACAGTTTGATCGGGTTCTGTGTTACGACTACGTGTTGGATAGATGGTCCAAGATCAATATCAGTGGCGAGCACCTTATCTCAATGTCACAGCCAGGAATTACTCTTGAGGGATTGGCCAGCATCTATAGCTCAATTGACACGATGCCGGGGTCTTTGGACGATTACGCGACGAATTCAACGCCTGAATTGTCGTCATTCGATGTGAACCACAAGCTGGCGTATTTTCGCGGTCCTGCGCTTGAGGCCACGGTTGAGACGGCGGAAATGGGGACGGACGGCAAGCGGATTTTCGTTCGCGGCTATCGCCCGATCACTGACGCGGCAACGGTTTACGGTTCGGCTTCATACCGCGAAACGCAACAGGCTTCGCCATCAAGCACTAGCGAAGCTCTCATAAATGCATCAACCGGGCGCGTTGACCTTCGCAAATCAACCCGGTATTCGCGCATCAAGTCGCGCATCCCGGCGGGGACTAGCTGGACGTTTATCGCCGGGATTGAGCCCGACATTGTTCAAGAGGGCCTCAAGTGACGGTTCAAGTCGTTTCGACGCAAGAAAAGGATTTGGCCAAGTTCGCGCTATCGATACAGCAACTCGCGGCGGGGAGGTCGAACGCATCAGGGACGGTCACGCTGACCGCAGGGGCGGCGAGCACGGTGGTCACGGCACCTAATTGCAGTATCAATTCTGTGCCTCTGTTAGTCCCTACAACGGCCAATGCGGCGGCTGAAATAGGCAACGGTACGATGTACGTCGGCACGGTTGAAGACGGGTCATTCACGGTCACACATGCCAATAACGGGCAGACGAACCGCACATTCCGGTGGGTTGCAATTGGTTAAGGCGATTTGCATCCCATGCGAAAGCATCGCAGATGTATGGCCGCACGTCGAAGCCATGTTAAGGCTTGCTGTGCATCGTACAGGGCTTAATACAGAGGCCGACGTTCGAAGGTCGATCCTCGATGGCTCCGCATTGCTTTGGGTAGCATGGGACGGGAAAGTCATCAAAGGTGTGGCTGTAACCGAAATAAACGAAACGGCAAGCGGGCGGGTATGCTTGATAGGATATGTATCTGGAAAGAATTTGCCCGAATGGTTTCACCTGAAAGACGCCATCTTTGAATACGCAAGGTCCGAAAAATGCGCAAAAATGCGCATTATAGGACGAAAGGGATGGCTCCGAAGGCTCAAGAATGAAGGGTTCGTAATGTCAAATATCGTCATGGAAAGGCCACTCTGATGGGCGGCAGCACCACGCAAAAGTCCACTTCGACAACGTCTCCGTATGAACCGGCAAAAGCAGGCATCAACAGCCTTTTGTCGCAGATCCAAGGGCTAATCCCGTCAGCCGGGCTAAATTCCAATGAAACGGGCGCATTGGATACGCTCTCCGCGAACGCGCAAGCCGGGAACCCTTATGCCGGGCAAATCGGAGATTTGGCGTCGAGCCTGCTTTCAGGAGGCAATGCGACGGCGCAATCCGGGAATATTCAGGGTGCGCTAGACCAATACCGCACCCAATTGAACCCGTTTGCCAGCGGGTCCATGGTTGGAAACAATCAGGCGCTCCAATCGCAGTTGAATACCGTTTCGAACGATATTTCCAATCGCGTCAATTCCATGTACGCTGGGGCTGGCCGGGATTTCTCCGGGGCGAACCTGAATTCGCTATCGCGCGGCATTATGGAAGGAACCGCGCCTATTTTGGCAAACCAGTACAATCAGGATGTCCAAAACCAATTGAATGCCGCCGGGCAGCTTTACGGGGCCGGGAACACAACCGCCGGCCTGTTGTCTGGCCTCAATCAGCAAAGCCTTGCCAACCGTCAGGCTGGCATCGAAGCCTCGACCATGGCGCAACAGGCACGGGATTCCGGTGCCAACCAAATCCTGAATGTCGAGGCGCAGCGGCGTGGCATCCCGACACAAAATTATGCCAACCTGCTTGGAACAATCGCACCAGTAGGACAGGCATTCGGGACGACTAACCAAACGACGACTTCCTCTCAACCGATCGGGCAACAAATTCTCGGCGGTGTGCTCGGAGGACTTGGCCTCGCCGGCAAAATGGGTGGTTTTGGGTCGGGTGGTTGGTTGCTGGGGTCGGGTGGTAGTGGATTGTTGGGCGGATTGGGCGGGTTGCTTGCACTTTCTGACCGCCGAACGAAAGAAGACATCGAGAAAGTCGGCGAACTGAAAGACGGTTCTAACGTCTATAGCTTCAAATATCGCGGCGAACCAAAGACGCATATTGGTTTGATGGCCGATGAAGTGGAAAAGAAAACACCCGAAGCCGTGTACGATGTGGGCGGTGTCAAGATGGTAGATTACGGAGCCGCAACGCGCGCCGCCGTCAAGAGGGCAAGATAATGGGACTTTTCGATTCGTTCCAGTTCGACCCGCAGAGCTATAATCCAATCGGCGGGCTTTTGCAACATTTGCAGGATTGGCAATGGCAGCAACAGGGCCAAGGCGTCCCGGCGATGAATGGTGGCGTTGGCGATGCGCTGAAACCGCCTGTCATCGCCGCACCGCCTGCGGACAATGAGCCGCAGCGTGGATCGCCACTCAGCCTTTCGCCGCCGCCGATGGCCGCCCCGCAGACATCGCCGTTCACCAATTTATTCAACGGCATCAGCAACGGCATTGCCGCCAACCCGATGACACTCATGGCGCTTGGTGGCGGTATCATGCAAGGCGGCCTTGGTAAGGGCCTGTCTTCCGCCGCACAGATGGCCGGTGTCGAAGCACAGTTGCGCAACAAGGCTGTCAATCCGTCCGAGACATTCAAGGCCATGGTTGGCATGGGCGTTCCGTCCGATAAAGCGATGGCGGCTATCCAATCCGGCAACAGCAAGATGATCGAGTTGATGATTGATCGCTATGCCAAACAGGACAAGTTCCGTCCTGCCACTGAGGCTGAACGAACCGCCGCCGGTGTTACGTCGAATAATCAGCCGCTCTATATCAACGCTGATACAGGCGAACCGAAATTCGGACCAGCGCAAACGAACGTCAATGTGCTTCCCGGCGAATCGTCCTATGACAAAGAACTTGGGACGGGGATGGCCAAGCGTTTCATGGGCATTCAGGATGATGCTGCGAAGTCTCAGAATGTCTTGGGAAGCCTACAGATCATGAAAACCGCACTGAACGATCCCAACTTCGTAAGCGGCATCGGAACTGAAAAGTTCATGTTACCTTTCCGGCAAACGATTGCCGCGCTTGGCGGCGATCCCAATGCGGCGTCGCCAATCGAGACGTTCCGCGCTCAAGGCAATGCGCTCCTGAAAGAGACGCTCGGCAGCCTCGGCGCTGGCGTATCAAATCAGGACGTCCGCGTCATCAAGGAAATCTTCCCGAACCTTGACACCTCGATTGAGGGAAATAGGGCGCAAATTGCCATTCTAGAGAGGACGCAAGAGCGTAAACAGCAAGTCGCCCGCATGGCAGTCGAATATGCCGGGAAAAATAACGGGCGGATCGATGGCAAGTTCGAGGCTGAGGTCATGGATTGGGCGAACAAAAATCCGATGTTCTCCCAAGATGAACTTCGTTCGATATTAGCCGCGAAAAATGCGCCGAAATATAATGTCCCGTCCTCTACTGGCGGCGTATCCGGGACGACAAAATCAGGCATTCAGTGGAAGGTCAACTAAATGCCGACACTTGAAATCAATGGTTCCAAGGTCACGGTTGACGATTCGTTTTTGCGAATGTCACCGGAACAACAGAATGCGGCGGTAGAGGAAATATCGGCATCGCTATCCGTTGGCGGGAAGACGGACGTGTTGTCGGACGTTGGCAAGGCTATCCCGTCGAAACTCGCGCAGGGCACCATCAACCTTATTGGCATCCCCGGGGACTTACAATCCGCCGCACCTCAACTCGGCAATTGGATAGATCAAAAGATCGGTCTAAGGAAAGAAATTCCGGCTGCGGCTCAAGAGTACATCGACAAATACAAGCACCTCGGAATTGGCCGCATGCCAACATCTGCGGAAATAAAGGCTCCTATCGAGGCCGTCACCGGACCATTCTATGAGCCGAAAACAGTCCCCGGCAAACTTGTCGGCGGTGTCGCAGAGTTCCTTCCGGCAGCTCTTGCCGGACCAGGGGGCGTCACATCGAAGGCTTTAATGGCCATTGGTGGCGGATTGGGAAGCGAGGGGGCTGGCCTGCTTGCAGAAAAATATGCACCGTCATGGGCACCATGGGCGCGGCTGGCAGGCGGTGTAACTGGCGGTCTAGCTGGCGGGGCCATCGGAGGTCCGTCGTCAGCTGAAAAATTTGTCGGCAAACACGTCTCGAATGTGACTGGGCAACAGTTCAACGAAGCCAAATTGCTAATGGATGAGGCCAATCGCCTTGGTGTCAAATTGACACCAGCGGAAGCGATCCAGCGGGTTACGCTTGGCGGCACTGACGCCGGACGGCTTCAACGCTTTATTGAAGGAACGCAAGAGGGCGGGGCTATTATCGCGCCGCAAATGGCAAAGAGGCCGGAACAAACGCGCGCCGCGATGGCCGGGCTTCTAGACAAGATTTCAGCGCCGACGGCATCGCCATCGGCACTTGGCGTTCGCGGGCAGGAAGCCGCGCAATCTGCGATTGATGACGTTAATCTCGCGATCAACAATGCCACGCGTCCATACTACGCATCGGCAGGTCAACACCTTATCCCGCAGTCTCAATTCCAAATGATTTCCAAAGACCCGGCATTTAAGGCGTCTCTCGGAAGGCTGCGAGGCAATGAAGTGCTTGGACCACAATATGCAAACATGCCCGACAATTCCATTGCAGTGGTTGACGCAGTAACGAAAGATATGAGGGCGCGCGGGACTGCTTTGGGGAACGCGATGAACCCAGGGTTCCAACCGCAAGAGTCCGCATCCTACAACATCGGCGCGCGTTCGGCTCGTGACATCGCGCGCGACCCTACGCTTGGTGGCAACATCAATTACGGTATTGCACTAGAGGCGCAAAAACTGGCGCGGCGCAATTATCTTGATCCGGTACAGGCGGGGCCGCTCGGGAAGATGGCGGCCAGTGCCGAAACCGGCGTTCAGTCGCGTGCGCTTTTCCCGAACATTCCCCTTGAGGGTGCGGCGGATGAAACTGCACGATCTATTGCGATGCTCAATGCGCGCGATCCTCGCATCGCAGGCGAGTTGACGCGCCAGCATCTTGCGACAAATTATAACGAGGCCGTGCAAAATCTGGTTAGCGGGCCCAACCAGTGGGGGGCTGCCAAATTCGCATCTAAAGTCGCGGGGAATCCCGAACAGCGTGCCGCGCTTATTTCTGGTACGGCATCGTTGCCGAATGGCGGACCGGCGACCGCTGCCGATCTTGAGCGCGCGTTGCGGGTGTTCGAGGCTACCGGATATCGTATGCCCGCTGGCTCCCCGACTGCGGAGAAAATGCAGCAATTCAAAGACTTGGGACAAGCAAACATTCCAGGCATTGCGGTAGATACGTTCAAGAGCGGCGGGACTAATCTTTTCGGCCAACTTCGTGACAGGCTTGATCGCGCGCGGCTTGGTTCAAAAGCCGGGGATATTGCGAATATGCTGATGGCCGGGCCGACATCGATTGACCGGATGCGATTTGCGGCGGAACAGGCGTACACCAATGCTGTTCTTGAGCGGTTAATCGCCCTTGGCGTGGTTGGTCGTCCGAATGTTCCAACTGCGCGCAGTGCCGAATAATCCAGTGCAACATCGAACCGATAAACCCTGTTAACAGATATGCTAACGCAATACCTACAATACCAGCGGCGTATGGGTTTGGCGTCCATTGATATTCTATATTCGATCCCATTACTGTGACGAATATAGCAACCTGAAAGACCTTCCACATGGCTTTAGTTGACCTTATCACTGGTGCTGAAAGTGGAGGAAACCCTTACGCTAGAAACTCGCGTTCATCCGCTGGCGGTCTTGGGCAGTTTATTGACAGTACGTGGCTTGATATGCTTTCGAAAAACCGCCCCGATCTGGTGCAGGGGAAGTCGCGCGATGAATTGCTTGCGCTCAAGTTTGATCCTCAGCTATCGCGGGACATGACTGACGCCTATGCGGCACAGAATGCCGGAATTCTTCAGGGCGCTGGCTTTCCAGCCACGCCGGGGACGCAATATCTAGCACACTTTGCCGGCCCGAAAGGAGCCATCGGGGTGCTTTCCGCCGACCCTTCCACGCCTATCGGTTCGGTTCTGGGACCAGCGGCAATGGCCGCAAACCCATTTCTGAAGGATATGACGGCGGGCGGACTGATTTCATGGGCCGACAGGAAAATGGGCGGCAACGCATCTCCCTCAATCCCGCCCGCACAAGCCCCGATATTCCCCGATGCACCGCAAGGGCAGCCACCGCTTGGTATTTTGCCTGAAGCAGTCGCAGCCGCGCCCCTGAATATCCTTCCCGTTTCTTCGCCGCAATTAGATGGTCAGGCGGCGGAACAGAATGGCGGGGCTATGGGAAATCTGAATGCGTATCTCTCACAACTCCAGGGTGAACAAGATCGGATGGCGCAAACCATGCCACTAAAGCCAAAGATCGATTTGGCTAAGGTATATGCCAATCTCAGGACCGCGCCGCCGCGCCGCAACTCAAGGGGCTAATAATGACGTTCAACAAATGGTCGAAAACAGCCGTAAACAACGCGACCGCAGACAGCACGATTGATTGGGCTGAGGGACAGTCCCCGGCATCTGTGAACGATTCTGGCCGCGCAATGATGGCAGCGGCGGCCAAGTATCGGGATGATATTTCAGGATCGTTGGCCACGGGAGGAACATCGACCGCGTACACGGTGACGACAAATCAAGTGTTCGCCAGTCTTTCGGCTTTGAGCGGCAACAAGATTGCCATTCGCCCGCAGGCTGTCAATGGCGCATCACCAACTCTAAATGTGGACGGGTTGGGGGCGAAAGCGTTATGGGTTTCGCCGTCAGTTCCGATCCCTGTCGGGTTCTTCACCTATGACAACATTTACACTGTCACGTATTTTTCAGCCTATGATGCGTTCCTTGTTCATGGAACGCCGGGTGCATTCAAGTCGATAACGACCATCGACAACGCATCAATCGGCGGCAACGCATCGATCACAGGAAACGAGACCATCGGAGGAACTCTCGGCGTAACTGGCGCGACGACTCTTGCCGCCGTATCAGCTACTACCGGGGCTTTTTCCGGAGTTCTCACGCAATCGTCAACATCGCACGGCGTTATCGCAACCGGCACAACCGCGCAGCGGCCGGGTAGTCCGGCGACGGGTCATTTCCGGTTCAATTCGACGACTGGCTTGGTTGAAGTCTATGACGGCGCTAGCTGGCGCAGCCTTAGCATTTCTAATCCTATAGCCGGCGGTTACAAAAACCTTGTAATCAAGAATAATGCAAGCGTCCCGAACACGTCCATTGATTTGACGGCGGATGCCGTGACGGTCGAAACTAGCGGCGGCGTTGCATATCGCCTGTCCAGCGTTTCGGTCACAATCAACGCGACCACCACTGGTGCGAACGCACTCGACGCCGGGGCGCTCGGTGTGAGCACTTGGTATGCTGTTTATGCAATCTATAATCCTACTACAGCAACAGCAGCCGGGCTTATTTCAACATCGTTCACGTCGCCGACGCTTCCTAGTGGGTATACCGCGTCTGTGCGGCTTGGTGCCGTGCGAACCACTTCCGGTTCCATTTTTTATCAGACCAAACAGGTGGGCAACCGCACACAATATGTCTGTACTGCAGGCTCGCTGCCGAGCATGGCCAGCGGCTCGGCTGGCAGCATTTCTACTCCAACCTTTGTTGCTGTTGCGGTAGGAAACTTTGTTCCTACCACGGCTATCGCATTGCGCGGCGTTAGTCATTCTGACAGCGGCATATCCATGATCGCTCCGAATAATACATATGGCGGATACAACAGTACGGTCGGCTCCCCGCCGGTTGTCAATCTAGGATATACCAATTCGAGCAATCAAACATTCGAGTTTGTGCTTGAGAGCACCAATATCTATTGGGCTTCTCAAAATTCGGCATCGAGCATACTATGCCTTGGATGGATCGATAATATCTAGTGAGGATGCGAATGGCTGCGAGAAACTACGATGCATCAATCTTGCGCGTGCTCGCGCATGAAGGTGGCTACACCAACCATCCGTCAGATCCGGGCGGACCGACCAATTGGGGCATCACCATCCATGATGCGCGACGCTATTGGAAGGGCGGCGCTAGTGCGGCGGACGTAAAGGCAATGCCCAGGTCTATCGCGGTTGCGATCTATCGAGCCAAATATTGGGACGCGCTGCGATGTGACGATCTGCCGCCGGGCGTCGATTACGCCATGTTCGATTATGGCGTGAATTCCGGCATTGGACGCGCCGGGAAGGTGCTACGGCGCGTTTTGGGGATCGATGCGTCTGACTGGAAAGTGACCGACGCGGTGCTTGCCCAGGCGTCGCTACGCAAGCCGGAAGCTGTTGTGCGGGCTATCTGCGATGAGCGCGACAGATTCCTGCGGTCACTTAAAACTTGGCCTGTCTTCGGCAAAGGGTGGGGGCGGCGCGTAAATGAAGTCCGCAAAGCCGCAACCGCCATGGCAAATGATGTTCCAGCGGAAAACGCTGTGACAGTCGAACCAAACCGCGCCAAGGGAATCCCGGCAAAGCCGGCCGTTGCGAATCCATCGGTTGTGGCCGCAACGGCAACGGTAATACCTGTCATCGCATCTGGCGCCACAACCGCGAGCGGATTTGATTCGGAAACCGTCTTGATCGTAGGCATCGTTGTAGCGGTGGCAATCATCGTTGTAGCCGGATTTGTTTCATGGAAACACAAGAAACGGGCCGAAACTCCGATGGCCGATACAGAATATGTCAATCGCAAACCGATAGGTGTATCATGAAATCAGCACTAGCGATCTTTTTCGGAAGTCTGCTTGCCTATATTGCCTATGTGGTTTTTTCCGCATGGAAGAATCAGACGGGAACCGTATGGCAACGAATCCTTGGAACGGCGAATGAATCAGCCACGATCTTATGGGCGAAATTTGTCGCCGCAATCGCGATCATTGTCGGCGGCATGGACTATATCGCAGATATAATTGGAGCGCCTGAAGTCAAGGATGCTATTCAGGGTGTCATGAACCCAAAATATGTTGCCGGGTTCTTGGTCGCCGTCGCTCTAATCACCGTCATTGCCCGCAAGCGGACGATGTAAATGCTAGGGTGGCTTGCTTCGCTGATCGGCGGCCCGCTCATCAAGGGTGCGCTCGATGCGTATAAGGCCAGGCTTGAGGCTGGATCAACGAAAGAAAAGCTTGCGGCCGAACTTGCCGAGCGTGAATTGGGCTTGCAGCAACGCGAGGCCGAGCTGGCATCACAGGTACTCATTGCCGAACAAGGCAACTGGATGACGCGATGGGTTCGCCCGCTATGGGCGCTCCCGTTCATCATCTTCACGTTCAAAATCGTAGTATGGGACAAGGTGCTTGGCCTTGGATCGACGGACCCAATAGATCCGAATATGTGGTCGGTCTACATGCTGATTGCCGGGGCTTACTTCGGTGGGCGTTCGGCTGAGAAAATAGCGGCTATTCTGAAACGCAAATGAGGAAGTAAAGTCAGAATGGAACACGAATTGGTCGAAGTTCGCGAGAGATTAGCCGTTCTCGAAACAAAAATGGACGCCACGGATAGGGAATTGGGAGTTATTATCTCGAAACTTGACAGTATTTCGTCACTTGTTCAACGTGGACAAGGCGCATCGTGGCTGGCGAAAGTGGTTGCTCACGGGATAACTGTTGTGTTATCCTCACTAGCTACCGTCTGGGCAACGCTCTCAGGCGGATTCAAAATCCACTAAATCCCCCCACAACAGAATGAGGCTCGGAATGAAGCTTTTCCTTACGGCGCTATCGGCTTGCCTTTTTTTCGCCATGCCTGCGGAGGCCCGCAAACTGGTCGCCGTGGCACCGGAATGCAATATCACGATGCCGTGTGAGGGCGTCGGCAGGGGGGACGTGTCCCGTACTGTTGAGCGCCGCGTCGGCCGCAAGATCGTTCGAACCGCCGATACCGTTTACCGGGCCGCAATTGCACGCCCGTTGGCGTTCGTCGGCGGCAGGCTGAATTGTGCCCGCGCCGTAAACGCCCATCTGGCGGCCTCAGGAAGGGCGGGGACGGGTTCCGCCCGCGCGGCTTCCTTTGCCTCATGGGGATCGCCGTCCGAACCCGTGCCGGGCGCGGTAGCTCGCTACCGTTGCTGCGGGCCGTCTGGCCATGTCGCCATTGTGAGCCACGTCGATAGCGACGGGTCCGTTTGGGTTTGGAACCCGACCCCTCGAGGATGGCAGCTCAGGCGGCAATTTCAGGCCCCGATTGAATATCGAGCTTGATATTGAGGTATAATCCCAACGATGGAATGGATCGTGGCGCATGGGTAATCTTGCTATTCGTCGCTACGATCATTCTTGCTTTAATCGCCGGTGAGAAAGCCAGATCAGAGGAAGGTATAGCTTCTTTCTACTGGCATGGACGGATGACTGCGAGCGGCGAGAAATTTATCCCTGAAGGGATGACGGCAGCGCACAAGACACTTCCGTTCGGGACCATGGTGACGGTAACAACCATCGCGAATAACAGATCCGTCAGAGTTAGAATAAATGACCGTGGTCCGTTCGTCAAGGGACGTATAATCGACTTATCCAGAGCCGCCGCCAGATCAATCGGGATGATTGATGCCGGTGTGGCGAAAGTAAGGATAGACGTGGACTGATGTTTCTGCGCGTACACCCCGGGCCGGCCTCTGCCGAAAGGCATGCTCCCGGGGTCAGTCGTTGCCATTGCGATAAGGATAGACGTGGACTGATGCCACAGAAAAACGCCCCGATTGATCTTGTCATAAGTCTTTTCAAGAAATTCGGAGCTACCGAAACTGCAAGACAATTGGGCGTCAGTGAACGCACCATCTATAATCGGATTGCTAAAGCAAGAGGCAGCGCATCGATCCTGCCGCCCACAAAGCAAGGAACCGGTGTCGAGCACTCGCAAAGACAGGAACTACAGGTTGACAACGGCTATGTCGTCGTCGGCTCCGATTTCCATATTTGGCCTGGTCATGAGAGCGTGTGCTTGCGCGCGTTCAAGCTTTTGTGCAGGGAGCTAAAGCCAAAGGCCGTCATCCTGAATGGCGACGTGCTTGATTTCCCCAAAATCAGCCGCCATGCCCCTATCATGTGGGAAGATAGTCCAGACCCTCAAGACGAGATCGAGGCTGCACAGGATCATCTGAACGCCATTGAACAAGCGGCAGGTAGGGCCGTGAAAATATGGACCCTAGGGAACCATGATGCACGTTACGAATCGCGCATCGCTGATATTGCTCCGCAGTTCAAGCGCATCAAAGGTGTGCATCTGAAAGATCACTTCCCATCATGGATTCCTGCTTGGTCCGCATGGATCAATAATGACGTTGTTGTTAAACACCGCTTCAAATCCGGCATCCATGCGCCCCACAACAACGCGATGTGGGCGGGCAAGACGATGGTCACTGGCCATTTGCACAGCCAAAAAGTAATGCCGATCACAGATTACAATGGGACGAGGTATGGTATCGACACCGGTTGCGTTGCCGATCCATACCACAAAGCATTTATAGACTACACCGAAGATTCCCCCGTGAACTGGATTTCAGGTTTTTTGGTTATGAAATTCAAAAACGGTCGGCTCATGCTTCCTGAATTGGTCAAAAAATGGGATGATTATTCCGTTGAGTTTCGAGGCGAAATAATCAAGGTGTAGGAATGACAGATATAGCCTTGAAGCCATCAAGAATTAAGAGCAAGGATCTCATCAAGAGAAAGAAGAATAGCGGCGGGTATTATCACGTTACGGATGGTGAATGGCTAACCATCCCATGGCGCGGGTTCAAGGAACAGTGTTGCAGTTGCGCCCATATACACAAGACAGACTTTAGGGTTATCGACGGAAGGCTGCAATTCAGATCATATACAGATCACCGCGCTACGGCGGCGGCGCGAAAGCACTTCAAATTCTCAAAGGATGAATAATGGGATTCCCTGTTGACATTAAGACTATCTCGTTTTCTCAGGTGTTTGATGATGGGTCAATGTTGGTGGCAATCAGCACGTCTGACAACGTGCGACACATATTCAGAGTCGGATACAATCAGTTGCTTTTGATGGATGAGGCAACATCATCCGCGATCGAGAAAATTAGGGGTAAGGACACCGTTGCATTTACTGGTTAATGGTACACGCCTCCATACCTAACTCGGCGTATCCGGCAATATCCTTCCAGTGATCCGCTTCCTTGGCGTTGCCAGCAAGTATCCTAGCGATCTTTGTACAAATCATTTCTAATGCTTCCCGTTGGGCTTGCGACGAAACTTTTTCGCTGTTCTCATCAATGATATATTTCAATCCTTGCGCGATTTCCGCAGTTTCGGAAAAGTCTCCATGCGTCTTTTCACGTTCGTTGAGAATTTTTCTGCGCGCCATCTTCATTTTTCCTTCCTGAAAATACATCGGCACCAGTGCTGAACAGCTTGGCCAGTTCCTCACGCTCATTCCACGCATCATCCGGGGGCAAGCCACGGTTCCTAGCGGCGGCGTAAGCTTCGTTAAGCATACGCTCGATTTCTGATTCGATCATTTCAAATCCTCCCACCTATCGCGCATCTTTTGGACCACGTCATCACCAACGTGGACTGAACCGAACTGGCTTTCGCAGGTAATGACAAAGGGAATGACATTCATCTCTGCCGCGATCTTGAAGTACGGTTCGATTTCCCATTTGCGCGAAAAGGTGTTTGAAACGACAACAGACCGCCCCTCCGTGAGGTGGAGTTGGCACATAAGCTGACACCAACTATGAGCTTCAGAAAGCATCGAAGCGTCGAACTCGTACTCCCCGGTTTTGTCATTCATAAAATACATATCGGCTTCTAGATGCACATGGGTGTGGCTGAAAGCCTTGGCGAGTGTAGATTTGCCGCTACCGGGTAGCCCACGGACAAGGATCAATCTGGAAAGCATGGTCATTCCTTCGGCAGCAAGGATTTGAGAAATTTCACCATGCGTTTTGCCTGATGACTTCTTCAGTGCGCGGAGCGTTCGCACTGGCATCTTCGTCTGTGGTGTTTTGGTCATTCTAATATTCCTGCGATGCGAGTGATCGCGGCTTCGAGCGCGGCATAGGCCAATCGGTTGCGGTCGGCGTGTTTTGCCAATATTTTATCTTGCGCATTTCGCAATTCGTTATCACAGACACTCTTGACCACATCGATGTCGGCAATCAATGTTGCCAGTATCTTGATGGAATCCGGTGATCGTAAGCAGCGGATAAACGCCTCGTTTCGCCGCGTTTCATTGGGATACAGGCCGCAAATGGCATAGAACAGTTCCCTGACAAAATTTTTGGGTGCCACCAACATTGCAAGTTCCTTGTCGTCCATATTCATTCCTCCGGGATTTGCAGCGTGACCTTGATGATCGGTCCTACCACGTTGCCACATTCTTTCTGCTGTAAATTAAGGAGTTCAGCCTCGGTTTGGTTGTATGCCATGTTCACAAGAGGCAGCTCTACGTCAATCGCGTGGATGGGCAGAACTCAGTCGAAACTCATCAATGGCAAAGGTTTGTGGTACGCCGTTGTGAACAAAAGATACATCATAGACGTTAAGTTTTTCTGCTCTCAAAACGCAAGCTGTTACGACAGCAACCAGTGATTTGTCTCCGTCGATGCATACGTTGTCGCCTATGCCATAGGCAAATTCAGCAACACAAAGCGTCATGTTTTATTTCCTTCTGTTACCGCATCTTTCGTACTTCTGAGTAGTTCTCTGCCTCTATCCGTGTGATGAAAAAATGAATGCCGTTCGAGCACTCATCCATCCAGTTATCGTCGAACGCATCCGGCATAACACGGGTTCCGACACGATACTCGGTCTTAGGGCCATGCAATAATGTCGTGCCGACTTCAGCCCCGATGACTTCCAGCACGTCGGCGTATTCGGCGCGGCATTTCCGCCCGAATGCGTGACTGCGTTTCGCACTTGCCGGGACCAACAGCTTCACGAGGACGCCGTCGTTACATTTCTTCCAACCGACAATATCACCATCGGGGAGAATGCGCGTTCTGGCGATGGCAACATCATCGAGTTTCGCGCCGGCGAGGTTCGCGCCGTAGAGTTTCGCGCCGGTGAGGTTCGCGCCGGTGAGGTCCGCGCCGGTGAGGTTCGCGCCGGCGAGGTTCGCGCCGGCGAGGTTCGCGCCGGCGAGGTTCGCGCCGGCGAGGTCCGCGCCGTAGAGGTTCGCGCCGTAGAGGTTCGCGCGGGTGAGATTCGCGCGGGTGAGGTTCGCGCGGGTGAGGTCCGCGTCGATGAGATTCGCGCGGGTGATGTTCGCGTCGATGAGATTCGCGTCGGTGAGGTTCGCGTCGGTGAGGTCCGCGCGGGTGAGGTTCGCGTCGATGAGATTCGCGCGGGTGAGGTTCGCGCCGTAGAGGTTCGCGTCGATGAGATTCGCGCGGGTGAGGTTCGCGCCGTTCTTTACGGCCCACAGGACTGCCAATCCGATCTTGGTGCCAATGTCGGCATCAGCGGCGCAGTCGATTTCTGCGGTGAATTGCACCTTGTCGGTATACCGATCTAGAATGTCGAATTTCATCTGTGTTTCTCCACGATTGCATGAGCACGATTACAATTTTTAAGTGAAAATGATCCTAAGTGCAACACGGAGCCATCATAGTTTTTATTTTGCCGTGAAATCTCGGCGAATGGTTTTAGTGCATCAATGGCTTCGGCAAGATCGTCCTGCAACGTCAGGATCAGGCTCGCATTTGCCTGTGCCACTTCTTCCGCACCAATATCGCGTTCGTGTCTGGCATAGGCGCGAGCGGTTTCAAGTTCAGCACGGAGCTTTGCGTTCTCATCTTTCATACTTATCCGGTTTGAACATACTGCCTCTAGGGGTTGATCAGTCATGATGGGTTGCCATCGTCGGATGCTTCCACGTCCCTTCGTAAAGCCCGTCATAGGTCGGGCCTTCACCGTTGGTGCCAATGCCCAGCAGCGAACGGAAGGCGTTGAACGGGTAGAAGCGGCGATTGAACCGGAACGTGAACTCATTGAGGTAGGCTTGCAGGTGTTGCGGCTCGACGCGCCCGTGATGTGTCCCTTGCAGCCACGCCTTGAGGTTCGAAAACACAAGGTGGACGATAGGCAGGTATTCTTCGGCCACGGCCGGGTCATTCGCCTCGACAACCGGCAAGTGATCGTAGCCGAGTGCCTTGAGTCCGTTGTAGCCTCCCCATGCGTCCGTGATGACCATCGCGCCCGGCTCGACGGCCTGTTGCACAAAGGCGGTCAAAGACTTAGCGCCGCGCGTGGGGATGATTTCCAGCCGGAGGCGACCTGCGTAGCGCCCGCCACGACGGGTCGGCTTGTCGCCTTTCTTGGGCGGCCGGGTGCGGACTTCGACGGCGGCCATAACCAGCGTCTTTTCGTCGGCGTGAACGCCCTTGCCTTGGCCACGCGTCACGCCGCCGATGTAGGTTTCGTCAATCTCGACATGATCGTTCCGGCCAAGGTTGCCGCCGATCCGGTCGCGTCCCTGCCGCACCATACCGGCGCGGAGTTTATGCAGGATTTGAAAGGCGGTTTCGTACCGGCTCAAGCCGAGTTGACGCTGGAACTGCACGGCCGACATGCCCGGCGTCATGCTGGACACGAGGTAGGCCGCCCAAAACCACACCGTCAGCGGCAAGTGCGTCCGCTGCATCACGGTATCGACCGTGATGGACGTTTGCGTGCGGCACGCCCGGCACGTCAACACGCTGGTGCGCGTAGCCATGTGGAACGGCTCGCCCTTTTCCTCGCAATGCGGGCAGGTGAAACCCTTGGGCCACTTCGCACCCTCAAGGTAGCGGGCGCACGCGGAGTCATCCGGGAAAAGCTTCTGGAAGTCCCTGAGAGATTTGGGGAACGGCAGGTGTTCCCATTGGAAAACGTCGGCGTGGGGGGGCATTTAAGCGTCTCCCCCGTTTCGGCGGACCGACCCGGCTGGCCAACCGCGTTCCTTGCGCATGGCTTCCGTTCGCTCTGCGGTCGGTCGCAGCAGGTCGAGGCCGTCACCGTCGATAACTGTAACCTCGCTCGCCCCAATGGGGATAAGCCCTTCATTCGGCCAGTCTGCAATTCGACCATCAATATCAATGCTGTGCGCGGCCAAGAAGCGACCCCCGGCGTGTTTGGTTTCCGGGCTCCACTCCCAATGGACGATAAGGAGTTTTGTGCCGTTCATGGCTCAGCCCTCCTTTCTGAGCTGGTAGTAGGTCGAAACCGCCGTGTTGTGGTCGCAGATGGTCAGGAACGTGTCCTTGATCTCGTAAAAGGCGGCCAAACCGATGCCGCGAACGACGCGACCTTCCTTGAGCAGCCGGTAAGCGAATTGTTCCCGGCCGGTGTAGCTGTTGCGCTCAAGGCGGCACACGAACTTGCCGCCATCGGCCAGAACGTCGAGGGCCTTCTGGGCGCGAGTGGAAAGCTTGGGAAGGTTTGTCGTGGTCATGTCCATCTCCTATATCTGATGTTCACAACCTAGCACGAGTAGCTGTATGTGTCAACCGGATAAGCATGTCATCTTTCAGTCGATCTTCGTCGATCATGTCGGCACCCCACATTTCGGGCATCCGTGCAGCCACTTGTTTGCAATCTTGCGCGAGCGCCAGCCCTCGCGCTTGGCCTCGGCCCACGCCTCGTTGAAATCGTCCGTATCAGCCTCGAATGTTTCTGGACAGCTGTCGCACTCAAAAATAATATTGCCGTGCTGGCGGTCGATCACGACTCTTTCCCGCAGAGGTCGGATACATCGACGCCATTTGCGCGCTCATCATCGGACAAGTTGCAATCGTCGATGTTGCCCCGCAGGCCGCTCGCGTCCCCCCACAGGCCGCTCACGTCGCCACTCAGGTAGCTCATGTCGCCATACAGGCCGCTCGCGTCGCCCCGCAGGCCGCTCGCGTCCCCCCACAGGTAGCTCGCGTCGCCACTCAGATAGCTCACGTCGCCCCGCAAGCCGCTCGTGTCACCGCACACGCGATCATGACACCCTTCGGTTTTTTCTCCGCCGAGAAAATGCCAGCAGCGGTTTGGTATCTTTTGCAGTGCTCGTTTCATAGCTCTTTCCTGATTGCCGCCATCAATGATTCGTCATCTGCCATTCCGTTGTGTTCGACGCCATCGAGCAGGCGACCGGCGCGTCGCTTGCCAACACGAAACGTTGATTCTTCATCTT